TGTCAGTTGTTTGATCATTACCTGTGTCGTAAGTATAAGCCTTGTCTTCAAAAAACCCCAGCTCCACAGTAGCTTTGTTTAAAATAAAATTGCCATGAAGCGTTCCACTTTCAAACTCATTATCCCCTGTCATAACTATAAGTTTAGCAAAAGAATCAGTCATTGAAAAACTGCTGCCATTATTTAAACCTAAGCTATAAGAATATGTTGTTCCAAAATTAGCGCTTACAACTTGGAACTTAGCGTTATGAACGTAGTCTCCTGACTGAGACTCTTCTGAAAGCGCTTCAGCAATAGCTGTAGAAACGTCTTCTCTAGTAATATTTGGTTGATCAGCTCTAAGCGTTAAAGAAATAGAAACAGGTTTAGCCTGAACAATTAAAGGGTTAGCTGCAGAAGTTCCAAACCGTGTAGGTGTTGGTGCGCTACTTTGTCCATCAGGAAAAATATAGTTCCACGTAAAGTTGTTTTCCGTTGTGCCTGATTGTGTATTATTAGTAGAAGAGTTAACAACACCGCTTTCTACTTGAGCTGGAATAAAGTTTCCTCCGCCTCCATCTAAAGGGTCAGGTCCGTTAGCAACATTATTTTGTCCAGAATCAACTGAGTTTTGCCAATAATAGTTTTGTAAAAACTCTGGCGAACCTTCAACACCAAAATTAGGGTCGTTTTCCCAAAAATCCCCTAACTGATTGTGCTGATGATAAGCATCTTTTGCGTCATATATGTGCCAGTTGTTATCAGGTAGTATCGAAAAAGTTAAAGTAAACTGATCGTTTTCTTCTATTGCTGTGTTGTCAGGGAGTTCTGATGTATCTATAACGAAAGCTGAGTTTTTATTTTTTACTTGGTTGACTTCTGAACCAAGCACAAAAAAATCTTCGTAATACTGGGAAAATACTGACTCAGAATGACAGGTGGCTGGTTTAAGCTTTACGTCGTATGAAATAAAGTCTTGAGGACGAACCTTACTTATCGGAGTTACTGTAGCTTCTGTTGGCACATTGTCAAATCCTTCTACATAGTTCCCATAAAAAACTCTGTTACCTTCTATAGCCTGCGTTTCGGCTATTTTAGGTAAATTATCAAATTGTTTAATCTGATCGTCTTTAGAAACAGCTATGTTTACAGAAGTGTTGTTAAAAGAATATGTTAAAGAAGCGTTGAAATCAAAATTTTCAAGCTCTGTTATTTCAAACCAACTTCCCGTATTTCCTCTTCGAGCTAAAACTTTAACCTTTTCTACCTCTAATGTAAGGTCTATAGAAGGTATTGTTAATTCACAAACGTTGTGAGCTAACAGATTTGCGCTTGAGTTTGCTCCTTGGTTTATGTATGACGGAGGAACTGCTATTTCAGAATAGGTAGATATAGCAGAAACATTACCGTCTTTAAATACAGATTGGTATGCAAACTGAAAACCATTTACTCCTCTAAACTCACTAACAGGCAAATCTTGGTCAGAAGACCAAGAAAACGTTACTGGGTGTACAGGAGCTTTAGGACAAGCTGTAATAAAGTCATCTATGTTATCAGCACCATAAGAAGATGCTTCAGACAAAGTGCTTTCATAATAAGCTCTTAAAACATTTAACTTTCTTGGCTCGTTTCTGTTGTCCGTAAAAAATAAGAAAGGAGTGTCTTCATAGTCGTAACCTGAAACTGCTTTATATTTTTTTTGAGAATACGTTATCTCTGCATTGACAAAGCTGTCTACCTCAAAATTAAAACGAGTGCTTCTATAAATTCTTATAATAGTGTCTGCGTCGTGACCTGAAAAATACAAATCAGGGTCATACGCGTAAACACCACAGTAAGCTGCGTCAAAATCCCAGACAAAAAAGTATATCACATTGTATTTATCGTCTGTAACCTTACCTAAAACGGTTTTCTGATTTGATGAAAAGATGTCACCAAATAAAGCTGTATTACTTTTAACGGGCTTTATCACATTTTCATTACCCCCATCTTCACCCCTGTCATCTCCTTCTACAGAAATGTTTACGGCGTCGGACATATCGTCCTTTCCTCTCAGCTTAGAATCGGCTGAGTGATTAAGCTTTCTTGGAAATAACTTACTTAACATTAATACTTAGGCGCTAATTTGAAATTTTTACGTATAACTCTTAAAGCTTCATCTTTCGTGAAGTTTCCTAACCTAGCTTTTGCTTTTCTCCTTTCATTGTAATACTCAGATCTAGCTCTTCCTTTTTCATTTGCAGGAACGTTAGACTTCCTTTCGCAAAGCTTGTAATATATATAACATCTAAGAGCTTCTTCTGCGTAAACGTGTATAACGGGGTTGGTAGATCTGGCTTCGTCAGCTATATACTCTAAAACAACGTCGCTACGTCCAGAGTTAGTCTCTATCTCTAGTCTGTTTTGATCTAAGTTGACCCTATAATCTCCTACCCTCATTCCTCCCCCTACACCGTACATGCGGCCTATACCTCCCTGATACAAATAGTTTTCAAACATATAGTAATCAAGATCACCGCTATCTGGTGTGCTTCCTCCGCTAGTAGCGGTCTTGTCGTCAACTCTGTTTAGTACAAGGTTGTCAGGTATATCTAAAGGTCCCCCATCACTGTCTGTAGTAGAGTCAGTGGTTGCATCACCAGCTTCATTTAATGCATACTTCTGGCTGTAGTTAATATTTTTGTTCTGAGCCATTGGGCGAAGAATACCGTCAGAATCTACTATCCCAACCTTAATTACATCAACATAGTCGTCAGGCAAAGTAACCGTGTCATTAGATTCTATAGAAAGCTTTATAGACCTTACTCTGCTCGTTACGTCAAACCCAAAGTCTCTTATGCCTCTTAAAGCAATGTTTCTTATAGCGGAGTCTGAAGCATTAGCAGCATAGTCATCACCATCCATAGTAACTTTAAAATCACCTATAAGCTCAGTTAAAGTGACATAGTTCATTCCTTTTGTTGATACGTCTGTAAATGCCATCAGTTAGCTGCTGTTTCGTTATTACCATAGCCAGAGAGAACTGTATCTCTTAACCTTATTCCTATCATCTTTGCTATCTCAGATATAACTTCAGATTTGTACTGCTCTGGCAGCTCAAAATTTCTGCATTGTGAAATCTCAGTAACAAAAAACCCATCTGCCTCTACGCCTGAAGTAGCAAATCGAGGACCAGACGTTACGTCAACATCTCCAATATTAACCCCCTGTGCATATTTAGACGCTGGGTTTCTATAGTAAGTCATTACTAAAGCCCCTGTGTACGTCTCGTCATTAGGAAAAACCTGTATAACGCTTGAAATTAAAGCTACAGGATACGCTGCGGTAGGAGCAGACAGATTGCTGTTAAGTATATGAGGTATTTTTTCGCTGTCGTAAACAAGCTCTACTTCAGCCCAGCTAGCTGCGTTTTCATCTCCATCTACATCATACCTTAAAGATATTAGCTTATGCATATCGTTAGGGCGGTTAAATGTATTTGAATTAACAAAAAGAGGGCTTGATTCGCTAGTAACCTGAGCTTGCGTTACAAAATTAGACAAGTCGTCTTTTACGCTTCTGTACACAGAGTCGCTACCCGATGGATCTAACCCTCTAGCCCGCAACTGCTTTGCACCAGAGAGCTCTTTAAACATCTCGTTAAAAACATTCTGTTGAGCCACCTCTGCAAACTCGTTGAAAATACGAGGACTAACAAAGCCTTTCTGGTCTTTGTTGCAAAGATCTCTAATAGTATTATAGACTTCTATTACGCTGATCATATTGCAAATATACGAAAAGAAAAAAGGCCCCTTTCGGAGCCTTCTTTTATGCTAATTTATCTAGCCGTTCTTCTATAAGAGACAGCGCTGAAGCGCCTTTCTCTGTTAAACAGAATCGGACCATAGTGTCTACCGCATCCTGACCAACTGGCACGGATATGATTAGTTGATTAGAATCAAACCAGTACACCCCATTAGACTTCATATTAAGTATCTGGTAGTCAGCAGCTTGCTGTATTGTAGCCCTACAAGACACCTGTGGTGAGTCTAAAGATTCTAAAAACTCCTTTGTTTTAGTCTTAGCTATTCTTAAAAGGCTGTATCTAATATCCGATACAGAAGCATTAATGTTAATACCAAAGTAGATTGCTATAGGAAGAAGATCGTTGATATCTCTGTCTCGAACAACAGAAATAGCGTCTGTAAGCAAAAACTCTTTTTCTAGTTCATCTTTTGCATCTTGCTTTTTATCTACTTTTCTAAAAGTTGTTCCTCCGTTAACTGAGTTAGCTGGATGTACTTCTAAAAAGTCTCTAAGGTTAGGTTTGTTTTTTGGTACGAAAATCCTGCCGTCTCTAAAAGCAACAGATTGCTTCAGAGCATTAGAAGACTGTTCATCTACGTAAATAGAAGGCTCGTTAGGGCAGTATCTAATTTCCCTTATAGTATCCTTCTCTTTATCATAAATAGTCACACCTTTTTGAGGCAGCATAAAAACTATACCACCACCTTTGATAATCTCAAACTCACAGTTGTGAACTTGCTTATCTTGTCGCTTAATAGTTCTTTTTTTAGGCTTTGGAGCTGCTTTAGGCTCCATAACTACTGTTTCTTGAACCATAACAGGTTCTGCAACTTTTGTTGCTTTAGGGCGCTCAGGAGCCCTTCTTGTTTTTGTTTTTTCCATTTTTATTTAATTAAAAGTTATATAATTCAAAAAGATCTTTTGCTAAATTAGCTGATGCATTAGCACCAATATCACGTTCTATAACACCAAACCTAGCTAAATGCCCGTTAAAGCTAAGTGAAGAACCGCTGGTAGCTACAATACCTCCTCCCGACCCTATCTGTTCTATCAAAAGGTTTCCGTCTGTCATGTTAGAAGAGCCTGTTGAAACCCCACCTATAGAATCAAGAACTGTAAAAGAGGGTATAAAAGAAACAAGATGACCCTCTCTATTATGTAAGTACATATTAAAATCCTTATCCCTTCTAATAATAAAAACTTGCAGTGTTTCACCGCTGTCTGTATCAATTAATATTTCGGGAAAATTATACTCTACTGTTCCATTCTGACTGTCAGAAGTAGAGGCTTTAGCAGGCTCACCCGTTCTTTCGTCGTGCCTAATTTTAAACGTGTTAAAAGCTGGGGCGGCCTTATCTATACCTCCGCTTGCGTCATACTGAGCATTGCCAAAGCAAAATCCCATAGTTTCTCCGCTGTCATCTCCATATATAACGCCCATTCCTTCTGCGTTAAGGTTTACTGTAACGGCCATGTAAATAGTGTAGTCATTTCGAACTTTGTATGCGTTGGGAACAACAAAATAATCATCAAAAGCTATTGTAGCATTCACTTTTGCTAAACCTCTCCCTGCCGTAAGCCCTGTTTCATTAGTAGGGTCACCAACGTTTGCAGCAATACTATACGTACTACCTCCTGTTCCAGCGTTAGCCCAAGCTGTTATCTCATCTCCATCGGCGTACCCAGCCAACCCTTCATGGTTAAAATCTAAAGCTGGTAGGCTTTCTCCAAAGAATATCTCACCTAGCGTACCTTGAAACTCTGTAGCTTGAGAGCCGTTACTTATCTTACCTGTAGTTCTTTGTATAGGATTAACTTTTATTTTAGCCTCTATATCTTGAGAACTTGAAAGAACAGCTTTTTTAAATGTAGAGTTTTCTTCCACTACGTCAAACTTAATGGTGCTCTTGTTAGAACTAGACATAAAGCTTATGATGTTTTCTAAAAGCCCAAACTCCTCACCTGTATTGCAAGATATTGTTACTGATGTTTTTTCTATAGCTTCAGAGTCAAATAGCTCTATGTGCTCATATAAACTAGCGTCATTAAAAGTAATAATTACAGCACCTTTTTGAGCTGTAATAAAAGACACGTGTTTTGTAGGTATAGCTAATACGCTTAACCCTACGCCAGTATCCGACGCTCTCGCGCTGTTATCGTTTATTTCTTCTTTTCGAAATAAGAAAAATTTCTCCATTGTACTAAATTACTTTGCAAATATACAACAAATAAAAAAGGCCCCCGAAGGAGCCTTTCTTGTTATAGTATAAGATATATTATCCTGCGTCAACCAATGTGATTGCACCAATAGATTCAATATCAGAGTGTAAGTACTCACCAGTAACATCATCACCAACTACAAGGAAAGTTTGCTTACTGTGAGCAAATGCTTCAACAAGTCCTTTCCAAACAGCTTTAGCGTTGTTGTCTGTAGTAATATTCACAGCAATGAGATCAAAGTTCGCATCGTCACCAGCGGTGTCGTTTTGAAGTGATTCAAATACCATTGTGAATAGGTCCTCATCTGCAGTAGCATCCATGTCGCCAGCTGCACCCATAGAGAACCCTCTGAATTTACTCATTGGGTAACAAACAGAGTCTTGACCCTGATCGTCAGCAGCAGCGGTTGCTGCAGTTCTAAAGTATAAATATTTTTCAGCCATATTTTCTAATTTTTTATTTGTTAATATTATCCTTTAATAACTACGTGTTGGTTAGCAGCACGAACACAAAGAGCAATTTCTGAACGGTAGTGGAACGTAGCAACGTCCTTACCAGCATCTCCATTGTTATTATGTCCTAAAACTCCTCCACCAGTTACCCAGTGCTCCATTTCACGATTATATCCGTTAGCCTCTTTGTAGTACATTGCTAAAGAAGGTGCTTTAACACCTGTGCGAGCATCTGCAATTTGAGACATAGGGATCATAGCTCCTTGATACTTAGTAGAAGCACCAAGAAGAGTTGGATCGTTTAGAAGCTTCCAGTCATGCTTGTGGAATGTGTACCCACCACGAGTAAACGACTTAAATCCAAGCTTAACAGCCATGTCAGCATCGTTGTTAAACGCACCGAACTGTCCAGCTAGACCAGCAGTAGTTCCAGTAGAAATACCTGAAGCAAGCATATCGTCGATAGCTAAATCTTGCTTTCGATTTACGTACATAGCGTACTCAGAAGTAGCACCGTTCTTATCGAGCTCAAGAATGATATCATCAAACTCAGCAAAAGAATCAATTGGATTAGCGTTAGCGTTGCTTATGTTAATTCCACGACTTTCAATAGCAGAGAAATAACCTTCAGAACCCGCGATGTTGTCAGACAAGTCAGCAGAGTCGTCAGCTGTAGCAGCGTTTTTCTCAGCGAAAAGCATCATCATTTCACGACGGTCTTCAAAACGCTTACGAGCCTCTTGCTCCCCGTACATAAACCAGCGGAAATCTCCTCCACCCATGTTAACCCAACCAATATTTGTAGCTTGAGAACCATTTACTTGATAACGATCTTTAACAATCATAAATGGATTTTTTCTACGAACAATATCAGGATCAGTAAATTTAGTAGGTTGATCCGTTCCTTGAGCATACATATTCCCCAAGTGAATGAGAGTCTCAGTACTGGTAGTAGTAGCTTCAGAAGGAGCTCCGTTACCACCGTCAAGACGCTCAAGAATAATTACAGGATCAGTAGCTGTAGAAGCTGACTGAACAATGTATCGACTTCCTGTGTTTACAGACATTACAACGTCACTTGCTTGCAAGAAGCTAGAAACGTGTGCGGCCTGCTCTCCAGCAGCAGCCATAGCAGATGTATCAACTGTAGCTTGAACAGTACCAACAGCAGCTCCAGCAGAACCAGCAGCTGCAGATGCAAAAGTAACAGCGTCAATCTTTGTATGACGACGGCCTGCCTCCCACCAATCAACTTGGTCAGAAGTTCCACCGTTATTAACAGCTCCAGTTAAACGTAAAAAACCAGTGATGCCTTGATCACCGTATGATTGAACTAACTCAGGAATAACAAAATCTTTGTTTGCCTTCAGTAAAGTGTCAACAGTAGTATATGCTTCGGGCGTTAACCTTAAATCTGCAGGTGCAGCATTCATAGGTGAAGCCCCAGTAATAGTAGCCATATTTTCTTAATATTTAGATTTTAAAAGTAAGTTTAGAGGAGTTTCCTCTAAGTATATCTCTCATTTGATCAGCCAGCGGGTTTTCATTTTGTGGTGCTGACTGAGGAGAGTTTGTTGATACGTTAGCCGCTTTATCCACAAGACCTCTTTGACCATCGCTTGTACCCTGCCTGTAAGCAGAAGCAACAATTTTGTCGATGTTGTCAATTACAGCCCTGTGAGAGGACAACGTATCGTAATCCCAACTTCCGTCTTGACGGACGTAAGGATCAAAATAATTATCGAGTTGAGTATTCTTCTCAATAAGTTGTGATTTGTAGTTATCATCCAGTCCAAAAGAAAAGGTTTTGTCGTTACCTAAATCAAACTCTAGCCCCTCCATTGCTTGAACTTCTTTTGTCATGTCTGAAATCCACTTATCGTTTATCACGCTATCTGTTGATGCTTCTTGACGTTCTGGCGCCTTATAGGTGCTCCTCAAGCCTTCGATACTCTCTTTGGCTTTTTGCGCGTCTATCTTCATCTGTAAGCGGGACAGCTTCACTTCGTCCTCAGAATAGAGGTCTGTGTCAAGCTTATATTTGCTCCCTACTAAAAGATTTAATTCTTCAGAAGAAAGGTCTGGATATTCAGAAGCCATGTTTACCCTTATAGCCGTTACGTCATCCATCTCGGATGGGTTTAACTGCTGATAAGCAAACCAGTCTTCTGGGTTCCTACCTGTCTCTTCTACGAATTTAGCTATTGCTTCAATCCTTTCATCGAGTGCGCTCTGTTGAGGTTCTGACAAAGCATCCAAAGAAGTAATGTCTCTACCAAGCTTCTCGCTTAGGTAATTGAAAACAGCGCCTTCGATTTCGCTATCAGAATACTCAATAGTATCTTGTTGTGGTGTAGCAGTTTCCTGCTGCACTTCTTCTTGTGGAGTCTGTTCTACTGGCTCTGAAGTAGTTTCTACTTGTGGCTCAGCTTGCACATCCTCCTGAACAGGTTGAGACTCCTGTTGGGGAGCCTCTTCTGTTGTTGTTTCTGTTTGTTGCGGTTCTGCATTCATAGATGCAGAAAGCGCTTCTGGAGAATCGAATACTTCGAAACCTCCAATGCTTTCTTTATTTTCTTCCATTATATTAAATTATTTGTTTTTCTTATCCTTTTTGCCTAGGAGCAAAATAACATATACACGCACCTGAATGAAGCTCCACAAACTCCCATCTTCCAAAAATAGTTAAACCTTTAGGAAAGACTTGACCGCTAGCACCTGCAGTTAGATCTGTTGCATTACCAGCCGTTCCAAAACCTCCTGTTGTAGAGTCATGATCATTCTCTGCAGTCACAGTGCTGAAAGACCCGATTTCACCATTTAAATTTTTAAGATCTTGAAATTGAGTGTCTTCAAGGAAAGATATAGAACTTACATATCTCGTTGCAGATCCACCATCTAAATCTACCTTATCTCCATCCCCATCTAAAAAGGATGATCCAAATTGACCAAAAGCAACCATATTTGCTGTTGCGGGGTTTGCTGTATTGTCTGCCATGTCTTTATTTTATTATGATCCTGAACCTCCGTATATTACAGAAGAGTTATCGTTTCCAAATACCCCATACTCAATAACAGTATCTACTTTAGTTGCATATACAGCGTAAGTTTTATCTGGAGCTAAAGGTATAAAAGTAAATTCTCCTCCCCCTAGTTTAGAGGCAAGAGCAGTATCACTTTCTGTTTCGTTACGTAAGTATACGTAGTTTTCTAACTCTGTTTCTAAGTTTTTGATATACAAGTAAGCTCTTTCGCTTTTATCGTTTGCTAAATAAACGATCATATCGTTTGTATCAGCCGCAGTTCCTTTCACTTTAGCTTTAATCAAACTCCCTGAATCTACAGACATAACTTTTTCTGCAGACAAGCTCAAGGCGCTACTTAGAACGTCAGTTGAGGCAATATTTAAACTTACTCTTAAGTTAGCCATTATTCGTAGAATAAAGCATACTCTAAAGTAAATGATGTAGAGACGCTTGGCGTAATTTTAATGTCGTTAGTGTCAGCATTAGCTTCCCAAGGGAAAAACGTCCAATCGCCTGAATAAAGCTTACCCATTTGCTCAGAGTTAATTTCTATGGTTGCATATTCAGTAGCTACTGCACTTGTGTTTTTAATGTACACTTTGTGAGACCCATTTCCATAAGCATCACCATCAAACAGTGTATATTGAGCAGTAGAACTGGTAGTTTTTCTAGCGACACCAGTAGTCTGAGACAAGCCCGTCAATGTGCCAGCTTTTGTTAGCGTCGTCGTTGTAGACAACGATAGGGCGTCACCTGTTAAGTCGGCGCTAGAGAGAGTTAATGTTGCAGTGGTAGTTGCCATTGTCTTTTTTTATTGCGTTGTTATATATTTGCAAATATAGTGATTATTTTTTAGGTGATTTCCCAGCGCGAATCTTAGCAGCCTCTTTTTTTCCAAAGGCGCTTTTTACCCTAGCCATCGCCCATGCGTGTTGAGAGGTTTTTGGTCTGTTGCCAGAACTCATGTAAGCAGCAAGACCTCTTTTGTAAACTTGCTTTTCGGCAGCGTCAAGCCCAGTCATACCTCCTTTTTTATAAAGTTTCATTTTACCCCCACCCATAAATACACCTCTGCCTTTTAGTATGTCTGCCTGAGTTACTTTACCATCTTTGTTTAGGTCAGGAAACTTCCCTCCTTTTTTGTACGTTTTTTTTAATTTCACAGTGAATCTCTTTCTTTCATAAGCGCATCTAAGTTTGCAGGATACGGCTTACCTTTTTTATATATAGCAGCTATCTTACGAATAAGCTCTGCTCGGCGTGTAGGGTTTTTACTCCCTGATAAATATTTTTTGTTAATCTTCAATACTTAGGGTGATTAGCTGTTTTAAACATTGCTTTTTCTACCGCACCTGCGTGTGGCTTATAAGATCCTTTCATTAAAAAGTACCTTCCCCCCTCTTCCATCCAGTGATACCCTTTTGGTGGGGAAACTTCCACTTTCTTGTTAGAGATGCTTAGCTTACCTCCTTTTTTATATTTTACAGTTTTCATATTGCAAATGTATTAATTAATCTACTGTGTTCATTTTACCAATGTTAGCCGTTGCTACTGTATTTATTTTTCCTATACTAGCTGAAGCTACACCAGCTACATCATGAGCATATCCAGTAGGAGCTAAAGTGTAATCTAAAGTTATTGTTACGTCAAAATCTATAGTAATATCAGCGGTTGCTGTAGTATTTGAATTATCATAATCGTTATCTTTATCTACTATAGCTAATGTAAAATGATCATTATTCTTTATGTCAGCTAAAGCTGCAGCTGTAAGGGTATATTCATTGTTACCTGTTGACCATGTAGTGAGCTCACTAGAATATGCTGTGCTATAATCTAAAGAACTAAAATGATCTGAAGTAGCTAAAGCTGTCCCTCCGTCTCCTCCAAAAGCGGAGCTTTTTATCATTATAGTGTCATTAGGATCAGCATCAGATGAGCTACCTCCATTAATATCTATATGTGCTGCACTTAAAGTTCCTGTTATTCCGCTTGTATCAAAATGCAAAAAAACTCTTTTAAACCTTTTAGTTCTTACAGTGTTAAAATATTGAACATCGCCCTCACCTGTAATACCATCAGAAACAGATGATGCGGCATTTGACCTAGCCGTTGCAAAAGCTCCGCTAGTGCTTCCAGTACCTAACCCTCGCCTATTTGCATTTAGCTGTTACTTCAACAAACGTTCCATCTGGGTTAAACCAAATCTGACCATTAGATGCATGCAAACAATACCCAACAACTCTTACAATATCGTTGTTTCCTGACGGTGCAGTAGCTGTAATATCTCCAGCTGTAGTAGAAGCAAATAACACATCTCCCACAGATCCAGTATCGTGATCTACAGTTACCATACCTCTAAGAAGCATGCCGTTTGTGTCCGATGCCGCCCCTAAAGCTATAGCTAACAGCCCATCACACGTAGAAGCGGCATTTGCGTCTGCGGTTTCCCACGTACCATCTGACTTATAGTGATATAAAGCTCCTGTTGTCATAGATGTTGTCCCACCAAAATACACTACATCACCCTCATGCGTTCCGTCTGTATCTCCAGTAACAGTAAATCTGCGGTTAAAGTTAGAGTCACCGTTTGTGTCCACTGTTAGCGCTATCTCACTGTTCTGACTTATAAGAACATTGTGATCCCCTGAACAATCAATAACAAAATCACCATCTACACTCCCAGATATCAAATTGTTAGTTGCATCTGCTACACCAAGAGTAACAGTGTTTTCATCGTTTTTAAAGCGGAGTTGAGGGGTTATTTCAGCGTCAGCTCCAATAATCAATCGGTTAGCCCCAAACGTTAAGTTAGATTCCGAAGTTAAAGCGCTCGTTCCATTACCCGTTAATATTTCGTTTGTACCAGCCGTTGTTAATCCAGTACCTCCTTTAGCTACCGTTACTGTATCAGATAGGGTAGAACCTGCAGCTGTTACAGTTATAGGCGCAGTGCCGTCAAAGTCCACTCCGTTAATTGCTCTAGCTGTTGCTAAAGCAGTAGCTGTGCCAGCGTTGCCTGTAGTGTTTAAATCTGAAGCTACAACAAAATCCATGTTACCGCTAGCATCATCATATGTAACCGCAATGTTAGTTTTAGTTCCACCAGTAGCAACTAAAGGCCCCGCAATATCTTGAACCTCTTCAGTAGACAGTTGAGTATTAGTATCTGAAACGGTATTGGTAAAAGTAATTTTATCGCTATTTCTTGCTATACTTAAACCAGTACCAGCTTCAAGCACAACGTCATCTGTAGACGAATCGCTACCTGTTAGCCTTATTTTTTCTTCATCAGAATTATCTCCATCTACACAAGAAACAGAATATGTTGGGCCGTCAGCACCTGTAGCGCCTGTAGCACCTGTAGCGCCCGTTGCGCCAGCAGCTCCCGTATCTCCTTTTGGTCCTTTTTCAGAAACAGAAACAGAGTTAACCGCTGGTGAAGTTACAGAAACAGAAGACGAACTAGACGTAATGGTAGCGGAAATACCTTCAGAAGTCGTTGTTGAAACTAAAGTTCCCGCTGTAGTGCTAACTTCTACACTCATAAGGACTTAGATACGTCGTCGTTAACTATAAAGTTACCCCTTAAAACGGTTGTGTGAGTGTCAACGCCAGAGCTTGTTGGTAGAACATATTGCAAATCATACACGTACCTTCCTGCTTTAATATTTCTCATAGTAGCAGCAGTAGCCGTTATAGTTAAATTTCCGCTATCATCAATAACAAACTCTTCAAAAACGTTGCTTATTTTTACACCTAAATTGGTACTCCCTATAACAGGAGAACCGCCCCTTCTACCAGCCCCATACACCTGCATCAAAAACTTATAATTGCTAGTGCTTAACGTTAAAGCTGTTCCTGAAGAATCTTTTAATGTGACGGTAAGCGAAAAAGTATCACCCCTTCTGCAAGTTATGTCTAGCTTTTCGGATACGTCTAAATTTACTTTGTTTGCCATTATTGCTCTAATATGTTTTCTGTAATCTCTGGCGCGTCAGCCATCAAATTCATTTCTTCTTGAAGTTCACCCCTTTTGCCTTGTCTTTGAGAAAGAAGTTTACTCTGCTGAGAGGCTTGCTTTTTTACCCTGCTGTCTTTTCTATCTTCTTTTAAAACCTCTAGCTTTTCTTTAAACTCTTGATCTTCAGTTTTAAACCCTAAAGTTGCGCTAGCTCTTATAGTCTCTATTTCTTTATCAAACTCGTGTTTAGCTCTAGCTACTTCAATCTCTAGCTGAGACTTTAGTTGTAATTTTTGAGCTTCTATCTGAGCCTCCATTTGCATTTCCTGTTGACGAGCTTGAGAAGCGGCTTGTGTTGCTTGTTGAGCTTGTTGTGACTGCATTTGGGAATTTTGAGCTGCTTGTTCTTGAGCTCTTTCTATTCGTTTCTTTCTGCGAACAACCAAAAGTCTTTCAGCTTGGTTTACGTCTTTTAAATTCCTTACAGCTATAGCGTCTTCTAAATCTATTTCTTTTTGAGAAATAGCCATTTGAATGTTTTGCTCTAAGTAAGCTCTTTCGTTATCTTCCATTTCTTTCTGTACACTTACTCCAAAGTTGTACATAGGTAGATCGCTAAAAGAACTTAGCACTTTCATGTTTTCTTCCCCTATGGCGTTTTGATAAACCTTCATAAGAACAGATTCTGCAGGTATTATCTGAAGGCATTTAACAACATCCTCACAAACTTTTTTAAAGAGAATCATAGACGAATTAGTTATGTCATATATAGCGTTGTTTCCAGCTGCTATAGCCTGTTCTCTAACACCAACTAAAGCTTCTCCTTTTGGAGAGCTTGCATCCATCACCTCGTTTACGCCAGTAGCGTCTCTAATCATTCTAAGGTAGTGATTATACAAACCTATTAATTCGTTAACGTTTCTAATGCTGTTGTTTATTTCTCTTACTGGAGGGTTTTGAAAACCTCCTTCTGGGTCTTTACTCCTATAGTAAAACACACCCGTTTGCTCGTAAATATCATGAAGCTCTAAAGGCTGCAACTCACCACCCTTACCTAACTGCACATTTTCTAGACCTTCAATATCTATAATCAATCCATCAGGCTTAGCTTTAGCAATAGCTTGCTGTAACTTCAGGTGTGTTATCTGAAGCATATCTGCAAAACCAACACAGCTGTCTATCATAGACTTCGGTATCATTCTACGCATATTCGTAGCAACAACAGAATAACTCATTTTGGCTTTTGATATATCGTGCTTATTTCTAGGTATGTTTGTCTTCATACCGTAGTTAAGGATATAGTCTGTCCCCATTATATACATGCCTCCATAGATGGTGGTTATTTCCATTTTATGGGGGATTCGCTCAAAAACACCTTTGTTTGATTTTTCTTTATAAGAAAACCCTTCGTAAAAAAAGTTTCTATTTCCGTGCCTGTTTTCTTTTTCTTCAAAATGCATGCAGTCAACAGAAATAAATTCAAAATCTAAAATGTCTATCATATAGTCATCATAGCCGTATTTTTTTCTTCCAAGAGCCTGATCGTAAGAACTGCTAGAAAAGTTGTGAGTAGACTGAGATTTGTTTCGAGCAGCCTTAGTTGCAAGCTTTTCAAAATCTTTTTCTTGAAGCGTATCTCCTGCCAATCTTTTTAATTCCTGTATAGATATGCTTTTTATATGACCAGCATAAACTATGTCTTCAAAATTAGGGTCTTCTGTAAAGCTATGTATAAAAGAAGTAGGGTCAACGTAGTTTGGCTTTATACCATAGTTTGGATCGTTACTCCTTTTAACAACGGCCATACCACAAGACACTAGATCATTAACGCACCTTCGAAAAATGTTATCATTAAAACCAGCCCACTGCAAAGTCATGTTAGTACCTATCTGAGCTGCTATTTCTGCGTCTGTTTTTACGTTAGTGTTAAGAAATATTTCAGCCTCTTCTAAAGTATCTGGAAGATTGTCAGGATCTTTATCTAGCACAAGCCCTCCAGTTTCTGCCTTTAAAGCTGCTAATTCTTTTTTTACTTGAACCTGAGTTTTCAACCTTATCTTTTCCTTATTCTTTTCAGAAGACGAAATAGGGTCAACAGCCTCTAAGTTTGGATATGGCTCTCTAGAAAGTATTTTGTTTGATACAATTCTGGCAAACTTTGGGAGTATAGGAACAGGAGTGTAATCGAGATTAACCAAGCTTCCATCTACATTGTTCGGGTCTAAAGACGTTAAAAGTTGTTTGTAAATGTTGGTATCTTGAGTTCCGTTAGCGTAGTCTCTGTTACGCTCAAAAATGTTATTTCTTTTCTTATAAGAAGAGCCAGAATCATTGGTTTGACCCCACTGATTTTCTATTGCTTTTGCGTATTGCAACCCAAAACTCTTGCTTTCTTTTTGTTCTCTTGAAGAAAGCGGATCTGGGAAGCCTCCAGCTTTTTTGTTTTCGTTATTGTACATCAGAGGGAGTTCATTTTTGCAAATATACAAAACATAGCGTTTTTAATTAATTGCGGCATATCTTCTAAAAAATTTCTTTTCGTTAAAGTTAGACTTTACTTCTTTAGGCTTAACTTTTTGTGCAGCAAGCAACGCCAGTCCCGCACTTATAGTTAAGTCAAACTTGGTTCTGTTGTTTATATCAAAACCAATCCAGTCTTCTAAAGTCTTGTTAAAATACATTTTTCCTACCTCACCTGTCTCTCTGTTTATACCTACGTGGCTGTGCACGTAAGCCTCTATAGCGTGAGCGTGAGCTTGTATAACATCTTGAGAATTAGAAGGAATGCCTTTTGTTTTGACATTTATTTTAGTGTTAGCCGACTTTAAGTGATCTGGCCTAGCCATTAAATACCCGTCATAACCTCTTGATTCAAAGTGTCTTGCAATGCCGTACTTGTTGTTTTCTATTAAAATAGGGTATCCATAAAACACAGCAGACATAAGAACATCTTCGTAAAATATTTTAGCCAAAGGAGGTCTAGAAGCATACTCTAATACAAACATATTTGATGGATGTTCCATGTGAAATTTGTTGTATAGGTGTAAAGCACCTTTAGAACCTCTACCATCTACGGTCATATCTAAGTCGTAGGAGTCTACACCTCCACAACCTAAATCGGCGTTAGGGGCTATACGTTTGTTTCTTTCTGTCTTCTTCCTGTTTCTTAATTCTATAGGTGGCATCCAAGCTACCTTAAACCTTCCTTGTGGGTCTGGCTTAAACAACACCTCTGAATCCTGAATACCGCCCTTCCAGACAAAGTTTCCAACTACTATAGGGTTTGGATATAACTCATCGTTGTGTTGGATTTGCTCATATATTTGACCTATGTTAAACAGACTTCCATCTATACTATCTCTAAAGGCTTCGTCCGTTGTAAATGGAAACTGTCTTACCACCTCGTTAAGTTCAGAAGGGTCGTCTTTTAAACTTTCCCTTTCGTTTTTAAGGTAAGTTTTAGCTCCGAATATAATATCTGAATCGTCTAAACCTTTTACGACTGAAGAAGGATCGTCCTTAACTGGGTTTCCGTATTTATCAAAAAACCCTTCTAAAGATTCGTATGCAGGTATAAACAATCTATATAGCCCTGTTCTAGTCCTGCCATTCGCGTTCCTCTCCAAAGGATTCGAATCCCTCCACAAATCTTTGTATTGGCTTCCGCCTTTGTCCATTGGATTTACCGTGCTTCCGACCAGAGCCTTCCCCACGATTTTTCTTCCGACGATCAAACACGTCCTCTGAATCCTCCACGCGTCTCTTATGTCTGTAGGTCTTTCCCATTTTCCTGCTTCGTCTAAATACAATATGTGTAGCTTCTCACCATCGTATGCGTTGTTAGTTGTGTTTTTCCAATTAATAACCGTATTAAGAGCCTCACCCATTTGTGAAGTTTTGTTATTTTTGGTTATTCGTTTCGACGGCTCCCTAAAAGCTAACTCCATACGTGGATTAGTTGTACCGTCTTGTATAGGTTTGAAAAAGAATGGGTAGTTTCTAAACATATAAACCACCTTCTTCATAAATATGTTTTCTTGTGCGTCCTTTCCCGTCTTCGACTGTATCCCCATAAGCTTGTCTTTAACCTGTGTAGCCTCATCGACAAGTACAGCAGAGCATATATTGGTGTAGCCAGAACGACGGCACTTAGTATAAAGCTGACCAATACAACGAGGATCAGCCTCGCAAGCAGCCATATGTAAAAAGATCTCACGTTGAAAATTTAAAAAATAAGGGTGACCAATATCTAGCTTCGTCCATTGAAGCATCATGTAATGCCTCCCCGTAATATATATAGGTTCATTGTTGTTATAAAACCAAAAGCCCTCACGCCTGCGCCGAAACTCTTCTTCGATATATGGACGAAACTTTTCTCGGAACTCTCTTGGCATTTCCGCCCACTCGTCCATAGAACGAATACGAGACAATTCCTGAGGCATAGGTGTCCTCTCCCACACTTGCATAGACTTTGATTTTTTATGTCCGAAAATTTCTTTCTTAGGCGGCCTTTTTGGAAGACAAATGAGTATATTACCGAGTTCGATAAGCTCACCTTCCGTACCGTTGGGACAAATCTTAATAGCAGGTTCTTCATAGTCCTCTAAGTTAAGTAAAGCGGACATTAGTAGCTACTGCCATTCTTATTCATTCTCCCTAAAGATGGGAAACCCGTTTTTGGCTCGGCTAGATTCATATATTGGCCGCAAGGACATTTAACATCGCTAACAACTTTTCCGTCTATTATTTTAGCTGTTACTTTAGTGACGTCTTGTTCATGATCTAAGCAATTGCATTGATACTTTGCCATTTTATTTTAATTTAATTTATTTACTTCTTCTGACCTTTGGTCTATTGTTAGCTCTGTTTTTAGACTGAGCTTGAAGTCTCGTTTTACCTCCTTTACCATAATGAGCTTCATCCATTCCGTCCCCATTACCGTAGTTGCCTTTTTTTCTGTTTATTTTGTTTAGGTTAGCGCGGTACTTTTTAGCCTTACCTCCTTTGCCATACTTAGCGTACTCTAGCTTGTAGTTTCTTTTTTTCTTAACCCTCATAAAGCAAAGATAAACATTTTGTTATTTAGAAAATCTTTCAGCAAAACCACCAGAATAATCTTTAGCTTCACCTATTTCGCCATCCGACTTAAGGTCTTTAATCATCTGTTCTAAACGTTGTCTTTCTATAAGAAGTTCTTTGCAATCTGTTGCCGTTTGCTTTATGGATTGCAACTCTGCCTTTCTAGCGCTACCATTTATTTCTGGATCGACAGGTTTTTTAACTTCATCAATCATGTTATCTATAGCCACTTCCATACTCTTCATGAGTCTCGTAGCCGCACTTATCGTGGTAAATCTAGTCTTCGACATACATCAAGTCTTCTGCGCGAGTGCGGTAATATTCTTTTCCGTCTATTTTTAAACGGTAGTCTCTATTTTGTTTAAAGCCTACAACGTCACCTTTTTTAACGCCTAGCTCTTTTAACCAGTCACAGTCAAAAGAAACAATACCTTTAGTAGGCAGTTTTTCTTTGTTGTCTATTACATGTATTAAATCAGATTTTGTCTCTAACTCTTCCTGCTCTATAAACTCTAACAAAGCCCAACCTGCAAGAGGTTTTACTTTTCCTGTTTTTTTGCTTTTATAAGCTATGGCCTGATTGTTAATAGTGTGATTGGGATCATATCTCACTAAATAATGATTATCGTTACCCGTTAGAATCTGACCCTCGTTAATAACTACTAGATGGTGAAAGTAAAGCGTGTCTCCTTTTTTAACGCCAGTCTTGTGTTTAAGAGGAGAACAGACTACAGGCCCTTCTGTCACTCTATGTTCAAATTCGTTAAATCTGTTGTCTACGTACAACTCTAAACCAGAGTCCGTCGTTATTGTGTCGTTGATCTTTTTTTCAAGCTCAACAACAAAAATGTCTAAAGTTTTCATTTAATTTTTAATTTAGTATCCACCGCCAGACCCTCCGCTAGACCCTCCGCTAGATCTTGTTGGTGTCATTCTTGGGGTTCTTCTTGGAGTTCTTCTTGGAGGGGGCGTTGTAGCTCTTCGAGCTCTTGAGGGTGTTGCTTGCGAAGCGCTTAGCTCACTCATTATTCTTTGCACTAAAGATCTTGCTGCATTTGTAGAGGGAGTTAATTTGTCATGACTTTCTGTCTTATGAAATCCTCCTACCATAGCTCCTTGAGAAACATGAACGTGATATGCTCCTACATAGTCAGATCCATTAGGTCTTTTAAACTCGCCTCCTGAAGTGTATAATTGTGTTCTTACCATTTTAAAAGTTGCAGTCGTATTCTATTATACAGGGCATGTCATCTACTGATTTCCATAATACTTGAGATGTATCGTCATCTTCCATATACACCAAATATCTTTTTTTATTATGTTTATGTAGATGCTCCCCATCTAAAACTATTGTGCTTACTTTTCCTCCTCCAGCTCTCATACCTATATAATAGGCCATTGCGTCTTTAGGGTCTTTCCCTATAATAATTTTTCTAATAAGTCCTTCCATTTTATTCTAAGTCTATTCCTGTTCCGTCTAACAAATCGTCTATATCATCATAGCCTTTATTGTTTTTGTCAGTGTCGTCCCAAGTGGTATTAATAAATTCTAATATGCTTTCTAATTCTTCTCTTGAGTCTAGGCTATAGCTGTACAGAGCTTGTAGCCTTGAGTTCCCAAATATGTCATGTTCTATAAGACCTGTAACCATTATTGACATAACTCTATCCTCCATCCCGTGTTTTTTTATAACATCTTCCATTTCGTCAGATAAACGCTGGATTTCTAAGAAAAAAGCCTGTTCTTCCATATCTTTACGTAATAAATTTATTTTAATGCCTAAAAGTCACGTTTCAAAGAAAAAGCTATTTCGAGATTTTTCCTATCTAAATCAAAGATACGTAAAAAAGAACTATCTTAAAAGATATAAGACAGTAAGTAATTCTTTTTGTAAAAAAAATGACATCTTTGAAAAAGAGTTAAGGTTTTTATTATGGGGTTATGACCTTGAGTTTTGGACTTTAGATTTTGCTTCAAAGGATTTTGACTATTCTAAAAAAAAGTTGTCAGAAAGAATAGTATTTCCTTTAGTTAAAGAGGAATACATATACAAACACTTTGATAGACTTACACCCTCTCAAAGTCGTGAAGACCACATTTTTAGAGATGAGCTAAAGATTAACTACAGAGTAAGATATGCTCTTACTCAAAAAGCTAGGCTTCTTGTTCAAAGATTCTACAAAAACCTAGAAGGTTAATCTTCAGACTCAGTATACCAATCCCCGTCGGTATCTCTCAACACAACCATTATCTCTGCGTGTGTGTACGTTGTCTTCCCGTCTAAAAACGATGGTTGATCTCCTCTGTACTTAACTAAAGCTTTGCTCCCGTCTGTACTGTAGCGTAACATATCGGCATTGCGGTTAGCTAGCTGAGAAAAATCTATCACAGAATCTTCATCCGTGATCTCTGTTGTATTTAGTATTACGTATGTAGTGTCCATGATTATTTTATTAAGGTGCGTCAGAGGTAAATGGAATGTCACCAGAAGTTAAAGCTGGGAGACCGTTTAGTTGTTTAACTGAGACACTGCTAATTGAACCTACAAAATTATTGTCGTTATCTTCTATAAAAACATCACCATTAGCACTACTATTCGCAGCTATGTATCCTGTATATGTTCCCGTTGACGTAGCTGTAATTTCACTTACTCCATTCATTCCGCCAAGTCTAACGGCAACCTCACCAGCCGAAATTGAAGACACTGTATAGACTATTTTATAGGTTTTACCGCTTGTAATACCCACATCCTGTCTTATATGTCTATTTGAAGTTCCTCCAGAAAATGATGCTACTCCACCTGATATAGACCATCCTTCCTCTTTATTCCAGTCTGAATCCGCTGCAAAATTACCATTCGTAACTAACTCCGCCCCAAACCCAGATGCATGCTGATCGTGAACTACTCCGTTTGCTTTATCGTCAAACGATCCATTCCCCATCCTATAATATGCTACAAGCGCAGAAGAGTTATCGTAATTATCTCCGTCGTCAAAGGTTAAGTTAGTCGGTTTACCGTTGTTATATATAGCTTCTACAGCGTCAGCATCTAAAGCTACGCTCCATAAAGCTACATTGTCAATTTTTCCATTAAAAAAATCAGAAGCACCGTTGATGCTTCCTATAGTACAATCATCTACAGAAGGTATCATTGAAAACGCTTCAGAATGTGTATCTTCTACACTACCGTCTACATAGATTTTTTGCTCACTAGCTTTTCCTGTTATAACAACGTGATGCCAATTACCATCGGTTACATCCGTAGTAGAACTTGGATTGCAATGAGAAGAACCATTCCATATCAAAGCTTCCGCTTTTCCACTGATACTATTTATGCGAAGACCGAAATTTGTAGTGCCAGTAGTTTTTTGATTTTGGAATATATACTTTCCATCAGACTCTGCACCAGTAGCTTTAATCCATACTGATAGCGAAGCTTCGTTTTGCGAAGTTGTCATTATGCTATTTGAAGCACCTAAGCTCACATAATCATCTGCCCCATCAAAATCTAAGCTATACTTAGACTCTGGTGTAGAGCTTGACGATACTGTGCTTGCTAACCCTAACATTCTCCTGTAAAAAATTCACTCACATCGGCTTGTGAGAGGATTAAACAATTTTCGAAGTCTCTATAAGTTATAGTCACTTCTTCTTCCCATTGGACCGCTTTCGCGATGGTTTCGTAGATGCGTTTGTAGGCGTTTGTGGAGCTCCCAATAAACCCATCTTCTGTAACATTGTTGTTATGTTGCGTATCACCCACAAGCAAACATCCCGCAGTATCTTCATCTGTATTACCGCAATGAATAAGTACATATGTAAAATTAGGGACATCAAGGATTTCAAGCATCCCCATATGTATATCAGTGAATCTTTTGGCGTACTTGGCATCGAAGCCACCCACTCGCCTAAAACCGAGGCGATACTCTCCTTCAGGTATACAAGTTTCTCCCTGCACCTTTTCGGTGCGGCTTTCATCTTCGAGAGTATAGCATAAAAACTTTCTTTTATCATCTGTTATATCGAATAGTATTCCGTTAGTTGAGTCTTTTCCTTTGTTGAACCTTATTACTTCTAGTTTCATTCTTTAATTTATTTAGTCGGATTTTCTCTGCTTCTTTAGCGTGGTCTTTTCTTTTCTTTATTGGGTTAAAATAAAACTTTTTCAAACTTCATCAATCATAAGCAGAGCTGGGACAAATACCATCTGGACAAAAGTTTCTAGTTGCTTTGTCTGCTCCACCTCCCCGTGAGGCTCTTGCTTTTCCTAGCTTAGCATCTCTAAAATCTATATCTTTCTCCCCCATCATATCCATAAAATACCTAAGTAAAGTAGGATCATTTAAAAGTTTTCTAAATTTTTTAGCTTCAGACTCTTTTAGAGGTCTATCAGCGAGTTTTTCTAATGATGCTTTTTTTAATGACATAGCACCTACAGAGGGGCTATAACCTTCCTCTTCTTTATCATATTCGGCGATCCTTGTGTCTCCTTTTTTCTTTGTTTTATAAGATACAAAATCTGCAGGAGAAAACGCTGTATTAAAATCTACTTTAGGTTTAGCGGCTTTTGAAAAAGATAATATTTTTAACAAGTCAGACGCATCGTATTTAACCTCATTGTCCTCTCCAAACTTAGAGATATGACGAAGCATTTCATTTGTTTTAGGATTAGCCAAAGGGTTAGTTGGTATTCCCCCACCTTCTACGTATCTTTTTACGTATCTCACAGTTTATATGGATTTCCTTCACCTAATCTATGTATCCACCCCCTACCGTCTAAATCAGCTGTTGCGCCTAAACCAACTGCACCACCTACTGCACCTAATCCTAACATGCGTACAAGTTGCCTTAATATCTTAGCTCTTTCGTCAACGTCTTCGCTGTTTTCTAACATACCTAAAAGCTCTTCAGTGTCCTCTGCCCTCTCATATGGTCGTCTTTGTCTGTCTGCTCGTCTTTGAAATTTTTCATTTTTACGGAACTCTTTATCAGTTAAAGGTTCTAATTGTCCTCCGTTATTGTACTTTTTTAGTTTCATTCTTTTCGTTTTTATAGTGCTGCAAATATCTCTACATCCGCTGTACCTGAAGAAACATCAGCATGTATAGTGTCAATAGCTATAGTTGATTCTGTTGCGCTGGTCCCTGTAGCATCGGCATACATAAGTGAGTTACCTAACATCCAGCTGTCCCCCGCCTCCAGTTTGACATAGTACTGAGTAGAAGCACCCACTATACGTAGCTGCACATCTGCTGAAGCGTCTAAGTTGGTTATTCGCAAGTAATCTACGGTTGCATCTTTTAAAGTTCCTGCTGCATCGGCAGCGGCAAAAAGAAGAACAGATTGCTCTGTTGCGGTGCAGTTAATGATTCTTTTATACACCTGAGTTACTGTCTCAGACATAACGTACTCACCACCGTACTCCGTTCCGTTTAAGTTTAAGTCTTCTTTTATTGATACTGTTAACGTCGCCATTGTTTAATATTTTTTCTTTACTTTAATTCTTCCCCCCGTTCTAAATGTGTTACCCAATCCAGCTAAACCTCTTTGCTGATTGAAACCTCCTAACATTCTCATAAAGTCATCCATTCGACCTTGAACGTTTTCGTTACCAGAAGTTAATCTATCTCTACCACCTGTTACTTGATTGAAAATAGGTCCAGCCTGTATGCTAGGCATATTTCTTTTAGACAAATCTTCTAAAATAGCTTCCATCCCCATACCTCTAGGAGGTCTCGTGGGAAACTCATCTACACCTTCTGACCCAAACTCTGCGAAAGAAGGGTCATCTAAAGCTTGTTCTAAAGATGAAGGATCATCAAAAGACTCCTCTTCTAAAGGTATATCTTGTATCCCCTCTAATCTAGCCTCAGCTATAGGATCTATTGTTTCTAAAGGTGTTCTTTGATTAGGCTGTAATATATCCCCTGCTTTTCTTGCAATTGCTTTTTTTGTAAAGTCCTGAAGTTTCTTTTTACCAGCATCAATTAAAGCTTTTTTTCCTGCTTCACCACCCAGCTTAGACCCTACTTTACCAGCAAGCTTTCCTAATGCAGCCCCACCTCCAAGCGCAGCCCCTAATCCACCTACAGCCGCCCCAACAACGCCTTTACCAAAATCGTCCATTCTAGCCTGACGCCTCTTATTCTCAAGCTTTCTTTTTTCTATTGATTCAGCCGCAGTCAACCCAGAGTGAGACCTTTTTTTTAAACCCTTAGCTTTTTGACCTCTACGAAGCTCTCTAAGCTTCTTTCTTTCGGATCTGCTAAGTCTATCTGTGTTGAATAATGCCATAGCGCAAATATAAGGAAGATTTAATTGTGGTTTTTAACCCCGAAAGCTAGATTTCAACTAGACACAACTACCCTGTATACTACAAGTAAGCTTCTCTTAGTCTTTAAGTACTTAAAACAAAACCTAATAACAGATTTATTAAGTATCTGAACCCTTACAACCGCTTACAGTGCCAAAGGTACTACAGAAAATTTGAAAAGTCAACCCCTAAACAAAAGGTTTAAGTAACAGACTCTAAAAGACTACAAACAAGAGGTTTATACCTGTATATTTTGTATTTGCTTTGGTGAAATAAGTTTTGAAAACTAAAAAATTTCGGGAGATCTCGATGTAATTGAAAAAATCGGGAGAAATGTTTAGGTTGGGGATAATATATATGTGTAGACGTTAGCTACGCTAACCCGAAACGGATTTTCCAAACCCCCTCCCTCAACGAAGTTGAGAATCTCGCCATACATTCTAGCTTTTACCTGTAAATGCCTATGGCATAGTACGTTAAGCTATGTTATGTAAAGCATAGGTACACGTGTGTATGTGTAACGAGCTGTGTTGGAAGGTCGAAC